TCGAAATAAAATATCAGTGAATATATTAACAAATATAAATAATATTATAAAATTATCAAAATGTTTGAAAATAAATTGTGATACAAATTTGGAAGATATAAGTAATAATTTTAGTAATAAAAAAAAGATAGAAATGAGAACATTGGAATTATTTCAAAAAATAGATGAATTAGGAAACTATACAAATATGAAATGGTTTTTAGATTTAAATAGAGAGCAAATTGTAAGATTTATAAGAGAGATGGCAGATATTTGGTTTTATAGAGCTCAGATTACAAACGAAACTCGGCGAAGTATATGTCCTCCTATGGGAATATTATTTAGAAATATAAATTTAAACCACATTTCGAATTTATCTTATTTACAAGTTCAAAAATTAGCATTAAATATTATGGAACAGTTAATAAATAATGGGTTAACACGAGATTATAAAGTTATGGGGTGTTATTATGTATTATCTGCGTTAACATTGGTTCATTCTGAAGCAGCAGAGTCTTTGCCGTGGTTATATGAATCAGTTGCTTATTAATAAGTATTTAAAAAATAGAAATAAATAATAAATAAAAATTTTATTTATTATTTTTACACTTATATATTATTTGTATTTTTAATTTTTAATTTTAAACTGTATTAGCAGCTGAAGTTTCTGTTTTTTGGGTTTTGGCAAAGTGAGGGCTCATATAGCGTTGTAGGTTGAAGTATGTAAGTTCATCACCGGATTTAATCTTAAGAAGAGAAGCAAGTTTCTTGTCTGGATTAATCTTGCGTCCATTTTCCTTATCCTGAAGATTGTGTTCACGGATGTAGCCGTTGATTTCACGTGTGACTTCTGTTCGGGCCATTTCAGTGCCAACTGGTTTATTGAGGAAACCCGCTAGTTCATTGCTAATAAGGGTGGGTTTAACAAAACCAGATGGCGCGCGGTTAGTCGATTTGCGTTTGCGTTTTGCATTAGCTTTTTGTGCAACTTTGAGTTCGCGAATCGAGCGTTTTTCAAGCGCGCGAAATTCGGTTTTAAGCGATGCAATTTGACTAGTTAGTGCTTGAAGTTTAGAAAGGAATCCAGTGAAACCTTCAACCATTGAAGACATATCAGTAGCTTCAATTGTTTCAGTTACTTCAACAGGAGTATTTGTTTTTGTAAGGACAACATCCTGTTCGGGTGTTTTTGATTTTGTAGTTTTTGGTGTAGTTGTTTTTTCAACTTTGGCTTTTGTAGTTTTGGATGTAAGTTTATCGGAAACAACTTCAACAGGAAGTTCGGTGGCGGATACAGTGGTGGTCTCGGGTTTTTTTGCTTTAGGCATAATTATATAACCTAGTATATTAGGTCCTTTTTAAGTGATTTAACCAAATAATATATATTTTTATTTCTAAACTTCATTGTGATATGATTTTTAAACGAGAAAAAATATTTGTAAAATTATCAAGATAAAATTAAAAATATTCTTCCTTTGTGAATTTTTTAATTATTTTTTTCTAAAACATTATAATCCTGTGAAAATTTACCATGTGAAGTGAGTTGTGAATGCCCGGTTACTCCAAATATTAGCATTAAGACCGTGGAGACTTTTTGTGTTGCCATCTTGGTCTTTTGGCAAATAAATGCTATCTGGGTTAGTAATTTCATCAATCCAAAGACGCATGAAGTATTTTGGGTTTCCAAGTCCATCGCAGTTTGCTTTAAAGTCTTCCCATGTAAAGTTAATAAATGCTTCCCGTTTCCCCTTCGATGACATATTTTTGATTTTTCGTTGAATCATGTCAAAATATTTTTCATTCAACATTTTGAACTTTTCCTCTTTTACTTGGTTGGCGCGCTGTTCCTGTTTGTTAGTTTTTTTTTGGTTATCTTTCTCAACAATATCAGCCTCCTGGATAGCGAGGGTGCGCATCTGCTCAATGAAAGACATTATATATTTATTAGAAGTTCAGTTTTTATTTTATACAAGGTTAGTGGGCAATATAATTACATAAACAAAATTATATTTCAATTTTTTTATTTTTATTTTTTTAAGTTTTTAAAATAAATTACAAGTAATAGATTTTATAATATTTTATTTTACTTTTATATATTTTAAAAAAAAATTGATTTAAAGAGCTTACGTTATATTAAACTATCAATAATGGCGAGTGCGGATAACATGATTCTTAACGGTGTTACAGATGATCTAAGCAATTTTGCATATACAAAACCAAAGGTTAATAGTGTTGGTGGTAAGAGCATTGGCATTCTAAATAAAAAAACCAATAAAAGTGTCTTTGTATCAACCCCTCTTATGCTAACATGGGGTATTAATGAATATGTTGATGAGCAATCAGGAAAGCGAACTTATGATATGTCACTTCAGTTTCCAAATGAAGAATACAATACGCCAGAAATTAAAAAATTTCTTGATAATATGATTGATTTTGAAAATAAAATTAAAGCCGATGCCATTAGTAATTCTAAGGAATGGATGAATAAGGCAAAGATGACATCTGATGTTGTAGATGCACTCTTCACCCCAATTCTAAAATATCCAAAAGATCCTTCGGGTGATCCTGATACTAGCCGCCCACCTTCTCTTCGTGTAAAGATTCCATTCTGGGAAGGAGAATGGAAGTGCGAGCTTTATGATATGGAACAAAATCAGCTATTTCCTTCATCATCGGGGGCTACACCAATTGATCTTATTACAAAAGCTTCAAATACAGCTACGGTAATTCAGTGTGGTGGTATTTGGTTTGCGAATGGTAAGTTTGGCGTTACATGGAAGCTTCTACAGGCAGTAGTAAAACCAAAGCAGAATCTTAAGGGTCAGTGCTTTATCAATCTTTCAAAGGAAGATAAGACAAAACTTCAAACGGCAAATCTTGATGAAGATGATGCTAATGATGTTGTTGCTAAGGTTGTTGAAGATACTGACGATGAAGATGAGCCTGTAGCAGCTCCAGAACCAGTAGCAGAACCAGTAGCAGAACCAGTAGCAGAACAAGTAGAAACACCAACAAAGGTAAAGGAAGTTGATCTAGATGAACCAACAGCTCCTCCTAAGAAGAAAGTAGTTCGCAAGAAGAAGGCAGATGAGTAATTAAATAATACAAAAAAATATAAAAATTTTAAATAATAAATTAGTCTAGTTTACTAGTTAAATTATTATAATAATAATAATAAATTTTTTTTATTATTATTAATACAAAGTAAGATTTATATATATATTAGATTTATTTTCTATATTATATATATTTTCATAATCTATATTTGATATACCCTTATTTTTTATAGTTATTAATTGATTTTTTTTTATTTTAATATCTTCCATATTGATATTATATTTACTATTTCCAATACTTATTTCATAATTTTCTTTTTCTAATAAAGAATATATTTCAACGTTATCATTTATAAATATATTATTATCATCATCTATAAAAATATTATTATCATCTATTTTTGGTATACATTCAAATATTAATGTACAATTAGAAGTTTCATATATTATTTCGTTATGCCATAATGGTATATAATAGTCTTCATTTTCTATTTTTATTTTAAATACTTCGTCATTCAGTAAATTATCTATTGATGGATTAATAATATATTTTATATCTGACTTGCTATTTTCTTGTAAAATTTTTTCTATTTCTTTTATTATTAGAGATTCTTTAATTAAATGTATATTAATTAAATAATTATATATAGTTTGAAGTTTGTTGTTTGGTAACAATTTCAATATTGATAATAAATATTTAATATTTTTATTATCAAAAATATTATTAAAATATTCTATATCATTTTCGTTTAATGTAAAATCACCATTTAATGAGTTAATAAATTTATATAAAATATTTTTATAATCATAATTATTATTTTCAAAATCGTCACTAGAAAAATTATCCATAGCTTCTTGATAAAATTCTTTATTGTTGATATTAATATATTTCTTTAAAAAATTATATGCTTCCGATATTTCTTTAAATTTTTCGTTGGCGTTTGGTTCATTGTTTTTATCCGGATGATATCTTAATGCCTTCATATAATACTTTGATTTCAATATTTTATAATTGAAATTTTCATCAATATCTAATATTTTTATAGCTTTTTTATAATTCATTTATTATTGATATTATGTTTAATATATATCTCTCTAAATGATATATAGGTCTATAATTATTGTTATAATGTAAATAAAATTTAAATGTTATTTTTAATATTTCTGATAATTTATCAAATTTTATAATATTTTTCTCTATTAATCTTCTAATAATATAATTGATACATAAGTTAATATCAATATTGTATATGAAAATATCATATATATTTTCTCTCAAAGTCATAAAATCAATATTTTTATGATTTATAATAATATTGAAAATTTTATCTGAATAATGTTTGTAGCTTAAATCTATATCTATATTATTTTTTATATCTTTTATATTACATATATCATTAATATTTACATCATTTCCTAGTTTTTTAATTAAACATTTATTATAATTATTTTTTGTTGGTCTACTTATATTTATTATTTTACAATTATTAATAATATTACTAGGTATAAAGCAAATATTTTCACATATTAATATGAAACGAATTATGCTACTATTATTATAATTATTTTGCATATAACTATAAAATATTTCTAATAATTCAGCATTAATTAAATGAAAATTTTTACATAATATAATACCTTTTTTATTATTTTTAGATATGATTATTTCAAATATGTGATTGAAAATTTCATGCCATAAATTTTTTGCATTACATCCTAGTAATTCCATATCAATTTCATAATGTATATCACTTATTTTATAATAGTAATTATTTTTGTTAAAAACAATCAAAATTTTTTTTTCATATTTTAAATTAAAATCACTATATTGATTAATTATTTTTAAGCTTTGTGTATATTTACCTATTCCGGGAGGGCCATAAATTATTATATTAGGTAATTCCCGTATATTTTCTATTTTACTAAAATCTATTTTTTTATGTAAATTATAAGTATTATTACTACTTATATATTCATCAAATAAACTTTCATCAAATTTCATAGTTATTTTAATTACAAAAATAATATTTAAGTTAATAAAATTAATAAAAAATTCATTTTATTATTTATTATAAATGGATTATAAAATAGATAGTAAAATAGAATCTATTTTTTATAAAGTGAATCTTGTAAAAGATAATTATCCAAATTTTTCAAATATTTGGAGAGAATATTTAAGAGAAAAAATAAATAATTTACATAAGCAAATTGATAGGTTAGATAGTCTATTAAATAACATAAATAATCTAGATAATGATATCCCAATTTTTTTATTATTTATGTTGATTAATAATTAATTTAAAAATTATAAAATAAAATTAATTATCATATGAATATTGCATTATCAATAAAAGATTTAACTATAGATGATATATTTTTTTTAGATCCTATAAAAAATATCATAATTAATAATTCAAAATTTATAAGAATTATTTATTCAAACAATTTACTAACATTAAATGGTATATATTTAATTTGTAATATAGATAATAAATATAAAAATAATAATTATGATTTATCATTGTATATTCAAAATTTGGAAAATAATATATTAAATAAATTTTCAAAAGAAAAACTAAAAAATTACAAAATACGAGAGTATTTCAATAGTAATTTTATTAATACAGATTACATTATTGGTAAAGAAAATTATACAAAATATATATTAAAAATTTCTGGTATATGGGATGCTAATAATAATATAGGGTTAACATTTAAATTTTTAAAATTAGATAGTATTTTATCCATCTGTTGAAAATAACATCAAGATAACAAACATATATGAAACAAATATTGCATTAATTAATCCTATTATAATTGAAACCATCGATAATCCGGTAGTATCAAAATTAGATATAT